GCCCATTGTAAACGTGCCTCTGCTGCCTTGCAGGCTGACCAGGAATGACACCCAAACCTCCGCATCAGCTCGCTTCATCGGCGGCAAAGTAACCTCAGCCTCCCAACGCTGACCCTGGTGCGCGATGACTTGCTGCTTAAACGTGAAAGGGCTTTGACTGATTGAGACCGCGTTAACAGCCCTGAGATTTATTGATGAGATGCCAGCGACTGTGGGCAACGTTATTGGATATGTGATTGCCATTGTTCACCCCTTAAAATGCAGCCGCAAAAGAACCGCCGCGCCGTCTAGCATCCAAAACAGCGCCCTTGGCGGCGTTACTGATTTGCGGCAACATCTGCATCACCTCAGCCCGTACAGTCTGCTGCACGCCTGTGGTGATGTTTATGTTTTGCACAATGTTGACGCCACCGCTGGCCATTTGTCCATTTGGCACGATAGAGCCGCTCTGGTTTGGCACAAACATCTCAGGCCCACGCTCACCGACCATATAAGGTCGGCCAGCCTGTACCGGGCCACCTATGGCCTTGGGGGGTGGCGTCCCGGTTGGCGTGCTTACCTGGAGGCCCATCATCTGAGCCAGCGGCCCTGTGATTTGCTGCTGGATGCCGATGCGGATCAAGTCGCTAATGATAGACCGGGCCATTGACTTAAACGCATCTTGCACAGTGCTGGTGCGATCAGCCAAAGAAACCAGCGCATCCTCCAGGGCGTTTACGCCACTTAGCTTGGCGTCTTTCATTGTCATCAGCATCTTGTCAGACGATGCCTCAACCGCCTCAATCGCCTCGACTGTATCTGTCAGCGTGTCGCCCAATATCTTTGAGCTGGCGCTTGCCGCGTTTATCTCATCGCGCAAATCCACAAAAACGTCAGTGTTTACCAACCGATAATTTTCATCCAGCTTTTCAATCTGTTTAAGAAACTCATCATCCATCACCCGGCCAAGCGCCCTGGCAACGCTGATCAGAAAGTTAACACCCCGGCTTGATGCCTGGACAAACCTGTTTAATCCTTCCGCTATTCTTTCAAAGATGCCAATCGTGTCCAGGGCGAGGACTTTGGCGAACTCCCTAATCCCTCCAGCCTCTTTGACCGACTGCAAAATTCTATCTCTGATTGTATCTGCGAGCTTTTGAAACGCTGGAGCCAAAGCGCCAACCAGGCTATCCCTGACCCCTTTGAAAATCGAGATCAGCCTGGTAAATGCGTCATTGGCTTCTTCAACATTTTGCGCGGTGGCTGTTGATAGTATCAGGCCAAAATCCTCAGCCTCTTCTCCCAACCGGCGCAGACCTTCGCCACCCTCCTCCAGAACAAGCAAAAGATCAGACGCGCGGCCACCAAATAGTTGCTGAGCTATTGATGATCTTTCCGCTGCGTTTTTAACGTTCTCAAAGCGATCAGCGATCAGAGTAAGCGTTGCAAACTGATCGCCCAGGACGCCATCCAGGTCGGTTGCAGTTATGCCGAGAGCATCAAACGCATCAGCAGCCTCACCAGCACCCTCGCGCACAAAATCAACTGCACCCTTATTGAGAGTGCGAACAGCCCTGGCCACAGTGTCCAACTGGATGCCAGACAGCTCAGCCGCATGTTCTAGTTTTCGCAAATCCGGGACAGCAATGCCCAACGTGCGGGACATCTTGCTGATCTTGTCAATGCTATCCAGAGATGTCTTGATCAGCAGTCCCAGGCCGCCAACGCCAACCGCCGCAAGGATGCTAGTCTTAAAGCTAAACAGAGAGCGACTAACAGCCTTTAAACCGGCGGCAACAGCTCTAAATGCTTTCTGCGTTTTATCAACAGCGGTGATCTGAACTTTAAGATTTGTGTTTGCCATCTTCTATAATCCTAAAATAAGCGAACCACTCGTTGATTTCAGACAAGGTCAAATCTTCAATCTCATCCTGCGTCTTGTGTAAGCGATCAGCCAGGGCCATAATATTCAACCTCAGCGGATCGCTTTTTAGTTTTTTTCTGCGACCTCAATCCCATCGATATCGCCAAACATCTTGGCGGCGATGTCAGAAATTACGGCAACAGGCTCAGCCATCAGATGCGCTTTGTCCTCAAGACTAAAAACCCTGTTATCATCAGCATCACCAGCCTTCAAAATGATCAGATCTACCATTCCGTCAATCGTCATGTCATTTAGAAAGTTTTTATGTTTGCGTTGTATTTTGTTCACATCGCCAGCGGTGATTGGATAAACATACAAAAGCAAAGGCACATCATCATCGCCCCATTCGGGAACCTCAATGATACGCGCTTGCTTTTGTCGCCGTTCAGCTATCTTTTTGCCTAGTGACATCAGGAAACGGTACCCTCAGTCAGACCGCCGGTTATCTGCATTGTGTAAGTGGCTTCGACCATACCATCAGCCGCTGCTGATACATCTCTGCCGGTGATGATGGCAGTGCCGGTCATCTTGTGATCGCCGCTTGTGTTTCCTTCCATCTGGAAGTTGACAGTGACCGATGCGCCAACGTCAAAAGTCATCTGACCATTTGTGTCGGTGTCATCGAAATAACACTCAACAGTCGCAGTTGCATCTTTGAAGCTCGCAACGTAACTGTGGGCGCTATCACCCATCACAGTGTCCTGGATGGTTTCGGCGGTTTCGTTTACAGTGAAAGACCGGATTTCAGCGACAGCGTTAGAACCGCTCAACACCGTGCCTTCGTTACCTTTGAAAGTTGCCATTTCTATCTCCTATGCGGCAGTTTCAACATCATTCTCGGCGGTGCGATATTGCACCGTCACGGTGAAGCGACCTATGGCAACCGGCTGTTCACCGTCACCAGCAAAATCTGCTTCAAACGCTGTCACCTGAGTATCTTTGGCCAGGTTTCCAAGCGTCACATTTGCCGCCAAGGCCTCCTCAACCTCAACAGCAATCTGGTCTAGCGTATTGTCATAATTAGCAGTTGCTGACACATACGCCTCAATCATTACATCCAGAACCCGGTTAATTGACCGGGCCATCGTCAATGTATCAAATTCCACCGCTTCTGACCTTGTAAAAATACAAAGGCCGGGCAATTTAGTCTGCTCCAGCGGATAAATCCGGCTGCGGAATACATTGGAGCCTGTAGTCGTCAGGCCAGTTGTCGCAGTCACAATCGCGTCTCTGATTTGCTTTCGGACATGCGCCATCTAATTCTTTTCCAATACCATCATCGTCATACCAGTGCCGTCATCCTGCACGATCCTGACAGTGTAGTTGACCCCGCTAACAACCAGGGCATCGCCCTCAGCGGCGCTTGAAACGTCAGCAGTGCGGCAATGAAAACGCGGCTGCTGCAAAGCAACGGCAACCCCGCCACCCGCGTCAACCTCCACAAAATCATTGTCGAATATTCCGTTGACAGTGGAGCCTGCGCCGCCTGCTGGCGTGTAAGTCGCAGCAGTGCCAAAGTCGTCAACATTGACGAAAATGGCCCGGTCTGCTGCGCTTTCAACTGCCATCAGTCGTCCTCTGGCGTTGCCACATCTGCCTCATCGACTGCGCGATTTGACAGGCTAAATTTCTTTTTCGCCCTCTTTGGAGCGGCGACTGCCTCGGCATATCCACGCGCAATCAGCTTCTCTGCAATCTTGTCATCAAGTTCATGCTCCTCACCCGCGAACATATTGCCCTGGGTGCCGGTGTAGCATTTTTCTGTGATCTTAACTTTCATGATAAACCTCTGTTAGTGGGAAAGATGGGGCGACCCTGGAGCCGCCCCACTATGATTAGGCTGTTGAAACCTCATCAGTCTTAGCAAACGATGCGGCATTGCGGATCGCAACATCAACATCCTGGTGCAGGATGATGCGTGTTGTACCAGCCAGGCCACCCGTTGTCTCATCAACCATAATGTCTGGCGCACCAAAAAGGCCAACAAGCAACTGGCTAAAGTCGCCAAAGATAAGCGCAGAAGCATCTGTTCCACCATCACCTGGGTTCAGGTTAGATGGGACGTTGCTGGTGAACTCAGCTTTGTAGCCATAGATGCTATCCCAAGGATCATTCAGCAGCATCACGCTGTCTGTTGATGAGACCTTGACAGTGTTTGCCATCTTGGCCTTGACCTTTGGATTTGACAGCCAGCCCAGGGTCTGAGCATTGATGATGCCATCGGCATCCTCAACAGTCTTAACCAGGTCGGTGATGTCGGCCCAAGTAAGAGCAGCCACATCAGTGTCGGCTGAGATGTCAACGTTACCAACGTTTCCATCGTTCAGCAGGCCTGTAGGCTGGCCAGATGATCCAGAGCCGTTGATTGCGGCTGACTCGATCAGGTCGGCTGCTGCGCGCAACAGGTCATCCTGAACGATCTGATCAAGGGCTGGGATGCTCTCTTTAAGTGCAAGGCGAGAAATGTCCACAAAGCAGCCCATTGTACGGGGCTGGAGTGTAACACCTGCATCTGTCTGAGACTGATCGGCAACGCTGCCCAGCTCCTCAACAAATGCAGCAGTAGCACCGGCTGAGAACTTAGGCATCTTGATCCGATTAGTCAGGCCACCCATAAAGGTCACGCCCAGAGAAGCCATTACCTGACGCGCACGCAGGGCCTCAATGAACATATCGCCACGATGGACGGTTGGGATAAAGTTATCCACAACATTCTCATCGCCAACGGCACCAGTCGCTGCTGTTGCCATTGCACCGGCACGCCAAGCGAAATCTGGAACATACACGCCGCGAGCTGCGCGGTTAGTGCTGCGCTGGATTTCGTCATTCATCTCACGCTCAAAGCCAGCATCTGACCAGTCGCCAGTGGCTTGTGCGCGGATCATGCGAGCCAGTGAGTATTTGCGCTGCTCTTTAACAGGCGCATCAACTACATGAGCTGGCGTCTCAAGTGGCTGATTTTCGATAGCGTCCAGGAGGCTGCCACGAAACTCATCGATTGAGAGACCCTTGCCGATGGCATCTTCACCCATATCGGCTTTGTTGTGCTTGCGAGCCAAGGTCATAATCTCCTTGGCGTTTTTCTGTGCGGCTTTGGCGGCTTCCTGCCTTACCGCATCAAGATCGATGTCAGACATAGATTTATCTCCTTCTGTCTTGACGGTTGCGTTTAAGGTTTCGGAATTAGACCGACCAACGCCGACCAGACTTGACTGATCTGCCGGGATTGAAACGATGCTTATTTCCATTGGTGTAGTCTTGACCCGGTAATATTCTTCCGGGTCGTTCTCTCGCTCAATCCGGCCATCAATGCGATAACCGACTGAGATGTTTTGACGGATACCATCCGTCACATCGTTGAACACTTCCGAGGCCAGCGCACCTTTTCCAAAGCGCACTTTTGCACGCAGACGGCGTGCATCCTCATTTAGCTCAACAGATTCCACAACGCCGATCTGGCGCTCCATATCATGATCCATCAACAATGGCGCTCTGCCCGAATTAAGAAAATCCAGGTTCATGCTGCCAGCAGTATGGTCAATGACCTCCAGGCCAAATGATCGCTGCACTGGCTCCTCAGATGATACGCCAATCTGCACAGTGCGCGTTTCTTCATCAATGGCCTTGTCCTGCATATCCATCGCACGCATGACAAGATTAGAACGATCAAAGCGCTCCTCATCTTCATCGTGATAAGGCCGGGCCTCAGCAGCCTCTGGCTCTGCTTCTTCCATATGATGCTTCTCAAAAACGATGGTCACAGTCTCGTCTGTTTCTGTAACCTCTTTAATATGTCGCTCTTCCATTTGTCTGCCTTCCGCTGCCGGTTCAAACTTGATTGGCTCAAAGTCGTGGTCTCGCAACCATTCACGCGCCGCTGCCTCAGAGTATTGATCAGCGTCAAAACGAATTGACTGTACCTCTGACCCATTGTCGCCCAATCCGTATATAAAATCAATTCCCTCACCACCCGCGCCTGTTTCACGCCGGAACTCATCATATTTGTCAGGGTCGTTAATACGCGCCGCATGTTCGCTTGGATAAGGTCGCTCCTCATAATAGCCGCGCTCCTCGTCTGTTTTCATTGGATGCCCCTCTGGCAACAGATCAGTGTCGTGCTTGCCAGAACGATACCGGCCATTCCTGACCGCATATAAAAATGAGTTTACCCTGGCCATCGCCCACTGCTCAGGCGTTTTAACGCTCGGCCTGACACTGCCGGGATTGGTGTTATACGCTCCGATGCCCCGCTTATAAACAGCCGCCAACATGCGTAACGTCACGCGCTTGCTCTGTGCGCTGCCGTGTTCCTCATTGTGTTCCTCAACCTTGTTCTTCAACCCGGTCAAGGTCGTCTCAGTAAAGTCGTCCTCAAGCGCTCTGGTGTCCTCATTGTCAATGCGGTCCATAATGCGGTCCTTTTCATTGGCCCAGGCTTTGCCACTATCGCCGCCCCATAACGCCCAGGCAATCCTGCCTGCTGATGGATAACCATCCTCACCAGGGCTAAATCCCTCACCCTGCTTGTCAACCTCATGCCGGGCAAAATAGCTAACCATCCGGCGCACAGTGCGCGGTGATAGCTCCTGGCGATTTACTAGCTGCCTGGCTCTAGCAACTCCCACAGCCGTCCCACCCCGGCCATATTCCTCGCGCCAATCCAGGCCGCGCTGCGCCTCTTCAGCCATTGTCTGCGTAGGGCGCAGATCGATGTTCTCGCCCTTATAATTAGCCATCATCACCACCATCCACAATCGGCTCGGCTGGCATCTTTTGCCCGAATGGCTCAAAAGCCATACTCAGGCCAAACTGTGAGGCAATCTCTTTGTCCCGCGAAATCTGGCTAAATGTCTCCTCAACATCGCGGCCATAGTTGGCAGCCACATCCTGCATTGAGAGGACGCCATTCTGCAATCCGACAACCGCCGCATTGATCTCTTTGAGCGGATCGACCCAATTCCAACCGCGTCCCCGAAAATGTGCGTTACCGGCAAACTTATCATATCGGCTGGCTGGCAGATCAACACCGCCAAAATCCATAGCTGAGCTGAGCCACTCCCTAAACACCGGCTCAATGAAATGCTCAATCATGAACAT